TTTCTATTACATTTTAGGCATGTTGAAACTTGGCATTTTGAAAGAAGGCATTTTCATACTTCCCATCATCTCGTTAGTTTGATCATTTTGCCCTTTGTTCGCTTCGTTTTCAGCTTTAATCATTTCAATTAACTCCTTGACAATATAATGGAATTCATAATATTCCATGTTTTCAAGTTCAGAGGGTTGTATTGAAAGATGCTTATAAAGGTAGAACTTAGTTTTAAAGAAGTTCTCCAGCGATATCCTGAACAAGGAAAATAGATTTGATTCCGTCACGAAACCCAATCGGAACGAGGACCTCGTCATCCTCATGCGTTACCAACATCTCAGGTTGAATTCCGACTTTCATTTTTTCAGCGAGTTTATATACTAAAGCATATTTTCTATTGTTCCATCCGTTTAATTCTACTTCAAAATTAAAGATTGATTTATCATCAAAGCCTCTCCAATCTGTATATAGATATGGAATTAATTGAATTAAAGACTGATCAGCCTGTAATCCCTTTTCTTGCTTTTCTTTAATATACTTAGTAACCTTTTGCATTAGACCAATTGTAGGAGGTCTCATTTCAATGTTACCAAATGATTTTGTCTCAATAATAAAGGTTCTTTTATCTTGATCGTAATATTTATCTAATTCTTCTGGAATAGAAAAGTATTGAAAATATTTCTTATCAATTGATGCATCGTGAGAAACACCTCTCTTATCTTGATACTTAACAGTTAATGCATTTTCAGGCTCAGGGAAAGTTAAATCTCTGATTGCTAAAATTAACCAAAATCTATCTTCTTCTAAAATATCCTTATATGAAAGTCTTTTTTTCTTAGAAGTTATTCTAAGACATGACTCTACTATAGCATTTAATTTTTCATCTACATCTAGAATGTTGGTTTCGTCCATGGTAGAGAAATGTCTAATCTCTGCAACCTTTGCAGATCTAATAGAAATTTCAGTATCTGGAGTATAGAACATTCCACCTGACGGTAGTGAATCTATTTTAACTGAATGATATCCTAAATGAAAATCAGCTTCCTTTGCTTCAGCTGGTTGAAATCTAGACATATCAACTTTACCTAAATTCTTAGGCTCTTCTGATTCTACTGAAGATTCGTTCTCATTAGCTTCAACAATAGCTTTGTATTGATCGTCTAAATTGATTTCTTCTTCTTTTTTGTTTTTGTCTTTGCTCATGTTTTATTATTTAGATTTGAGTTGTTTAATTCTATTTCGATCCCAACTCTTTTGAAGATCGCTTTTTTTATCTATTTCTTGTCTTATTAAGTCTCTGATAAACGCCGAAACTGAAACCGGTCTCTCTCCATTTTCAATCACCTCGTTTAGTATAATCCTGTTTATGATAAACACTTCTTCTTCAGAGAGTAATACCTGTAATTTCTTCGTTAGTTTACTGGACATATTATTATATCATTATATTATATTTTAGTTTCATAAAAATAGGACGAACTAATTAAAGCCGTCCTACTTTTAATAAATTAAGCTAATACTTCTTTAAAGGTATCACATCTCCATGATACGTCTAAAGCAGCAGCTTCTGGAGATTCATAACTTAAGTCGTTAGTGAATGGAAGTCCAGAAGAAATCCAGCAATCTTCTAATGTTACAGTTCTGAAAATATCTCCAGCTCTGTTAAATTGAACGATTACTATTGTTCCAGTATAGTCTTTCTTTAAGCCCATTTCTCCAGTTTGTGGATTGTAAGCTAAGTTATACCATTGTCTCATTGTTTTATATAAATAAGCTTGGTTAGCGTCGTTTAAGTTCAAAGAGAAATTGATAGCCACTGTAAGTGAAGTATCATCTGGCATACCAGCATAAGATCTTTTTGAGAACTTGTATTTCTGTTCGACGGTACCTGCATCTTTGTATAATTCCAACCCGCCAATAGTGTTAACGTGTTGTAGTAATAGTGGAGCATCAGAAACGCCAGCTGGAGGTAAAATAGTTACCTCAAATAAGTTTCCTTGTACTGGTTCGAATTGTCTACCCGCCTTACTAGTTTGATCTTGTGAATAGTGTGGTAAAGCCATAAGTCTTTATTGTTTTATTTTTTATTATATATCTTCTTAACTAAAGTTTCCGGTTGAAATTTCACCAGTATTTAAAATTGTTGTTCTATGCACAACTATTTCTAAACCTTTAACTGGCTCAACAAATGTATCTATGATACCTATGTTGTTGTCAATTACCTCACCTGTGTTATTTGATTGATCCATTACGTTTTTGAAATCGTATACACCACCATCTTGTCTAACTGATTCCATTAATGAATCTGCTAGAGTTTTGATTTCTAATCTAGTTTGTGCATTGTTAAATTCGAATACGTAATCTTTAAGGATATCTGCCATTGCATCTTGAATGTAAATTAACACTTCTCTAACGTGAGCTGAAGATAGTGATGATTTAATAGACTGCTGTGCAGTTTTATTTCCTAAGATAGTTAAACCAACTCCTCTTTGGAATACAATTGGATTATAACCAAATGGCTCTAAAATGTCTCTGTCTGCTTTGTCAAAAGAGTATTCAGCACCTACAACATTAGGGCCAGCAACAACTCCTCTTCTAGGACCAGCAACAATTGACCATGGTAAAGCATCTGTGTATTTATCAATATAGTTATTAGATACATACGCAGCTGGTGGAACCATGATGTCTTTTCCATTTTCTCTTACAATAAGACCAGGACCGTAGTAGAATGCGTAATTTGCACCATCTGCGATACTTGGTAATGTGTATAAGGATGTTGGATTTAAATCTAAGTTACCTCCTTCTGGAATGTATGAAGTTTGGAATGACTGGCTAAATGCATTGATAAATGAAGGATCCGTAGATGCTTTAAAATCTTTTACCATTGGTGCATTTAATATAGCTGATGCATTTTGTCTTTCTTTTGCTAATTGAGATAATTGGATTTTATCTCTTAATTGATTATCAAAAGAACCAAATGTATCAACAATATATCTAAATTCGATTGCATCTTTATCTACTAAACCAGTTGCTAATCCTGTTCCTACTTTAATAGCTTCTAAACATGAGAAAATAGTTTCTGCTTCAATTTGAGCACCATTTAATACAAATGGAGTATATGACTCAGCTGCATCTTCTAAAGATTCAACATAAACTGAAGGAGCTACTAAAGGAGCTGCTTCTGATAATTTAACAGTCCATATAGTTACTAAATCTGTTTTTTCAACTGATACTTGTTTAACTAAAGCTAATCTTTCACCTACTCTAATATAGTTTCCTTTTGTAATTTCTGGCTTTGGATGATTAGGATCGTTAAAAGTAAATTTTGCATCTTCTCCTTCCGCGGCATATACATCAGCGTTAGGTAATGCTATTGATCTCATTTCAACATCGTAAGATAATACTACTTGATCTGATCCGTCTTCGTCAAATGTGTGACCAACTAAATCAATTGGAGTATCTCCAGATTCATCAGTTACTAAATCTTCAGCAATTGCACAGAATAAACCTGTTCTTCTTGCTTCAGCGTTAATCATTGTTTCGATATATACGTTTCTTCCTTCTAAGTCTTTAAAACCTGGAAGCATTGAACCAGAATAAGAACCTATCATTTCAACTTGTCTTAAATTTGCAAATTGTTCTATTAGCTCTTTTCTTAAACCTTTACTGTCGAAGTAAAATCCATAAACTGGATCGGTGTCCATTGCTGCAGCATCAAATTGACCTTTGAATACAAATACATCAATCATATAATCTGACATTAAATCTTTGTCATTTAAATATGCTGGAACATTTCCTTCTCCATACCATTCTCTTGCAGTAACATCAAATCCAGCCGTATCTTGCGCTTTTCTTGTGAAAACTGTGATTGGTGTTTGTTTAATATTAACAAAGTTTAAAACTTGGTTAGCATCTTCACCTAATGTTTGTAATAATTTCTCATCAGAAGGAATCATAAATTTATCAGTGTCAAAGAAACTTGAATAAGTATAGTCTCCAGTCTGATGACCTAGTGAAGGATAAGTATAAAACGTATCAGCTTCAACTTGTGCTAGAGTATACTGATCGGGAGCAATAGTCGCTGCACTGTCATAAATATCAAAACTTGTTGAACCACCACCGTGAGCTGTATTGATAGCAGCTAAAGCTGTAATTACAGTATCTGTACCATCAAACGCAGCTGTTGCTGCAATATGAGGTTCATTACCTGCATCTGAAAGTAAATAGAAAGTACCTGCTAGGCTAGATGTTAAATCTACACCTGCTAGTGTTAAAGTTAAACCGTCTACTGAAAGTGTAGCTGCTGCAGCGTCTGTAATAGCAGTTGCAACTGGAACAGATCCTGTATCTGGAATAGGATCACCTACTTCAAATGCTACATCCGTTGGAAGCGGCGCTGAATATCTATTCGATACTGGATCAGATTCATATGATCCGTTTGTTGAAATTTGTGCAGCTGAAGCTAAATCATTTACTCCAAATTGAGCAAGGTTAAGAGCTAGGATAGGTCCTCTTGAAAGAGCAGCTTTAGCTGATCTGTGGAAGAACATTCCTTTTTTCTCTAACGATTTGTCAATGTTTCCATATACTTGAATGAATGCTTCAACGTTTTCGATTAATACTGGTGTATTATAAGGTCCCTTTCTTGAGTGACCAACAACCAGCCTAAGAGTAGAAACGTCAATATTAGCAGTTTGAGATTTATCAAATTCCAATCTGTAAACGCCTGAACTCTTGAATTGTAATAATTGAGGACTTAGTGCCATAGTTATTTAATTTTATTTTTTTATTTGTTAATCTATATATCCGTGTAAATCTGGAGTTTAGTCTATATAAGATCATAAATATCTTACTGCATATCTCCGGCTGAATCGTTTTGTTGATATAGAGTAGTTTCCATTAATTTATACTTTTCAGGATCTATAAAATCTAGCAATTCTTCGATGTAATCTGCATAATCTGTAGTGTTAAAAAATTCAGTGGCAGTGATTCCTGTCATAATGATATCATCATTACCCATTTGAGCACCATAGCTTCCATTTTTAAGACTACCGAAAAGACTTGCTTCATTTACAGTTTCTGTGTCATTTATTTTTATTCTATTATTTTCAATTAATTTTTTAAAATTTTGGCAAAACACTGATTTGTTATCTGCTTTTAATTTTATACCTGGTTTTAAGGCTCTTGAATCATGTCTATGTTTAAACCTTAATACCATCTCGTCTTCAAATTCATTTCTTGAAGGATAAACTGTTTGTAAATATTTCAATAAGATAGAACCGTATGTATTGAATTCTATAATCATCTTAACATTTTCAGGATTAAATATCTCAACAGCTAATGTATATAGAACCTTTGCAAAATCGTCAATAACATGTTCATTAGATCTAAAGACTGCCACTTGATTCAATCTAAAAAAGTCATACATTGCACCGGGTGTCACTGCATCAATAATGTCCTTATCTTCCATTGGTTCTACTTCGAAAACATTAATTACAGAGTAATCACCTCCGTTGCCTTCTGCGATGTCTACTGAAAACAAATAAAATCTATTAGATTCTTTTGCTCCTTCAGGATCGAAGTCTTTATGAAATCCTAAAACTCCCTTTGTATCTATTTGTATATTTTCGAAATCTTCTAAATCATGCCATATAAATTCATGTGAATTCTTTCTCATGGTTTTCATAACCATTGGGCTTAATAATAGATTAGAAGAACTTACGAATTCATTTCCATATTGTCTATTAAAGGCTTCTTCAGAACCTAAGTTTCCAAGTTCTCTTTCATACCATGCATCATCTCTATCCGGATGCTGCCACCAATCAACTCTCGTTGGTGTATATTCATTTTCTCCTTTTTCAGCACCTGCATAAATTTCATAGAATTTATTAAATCCATTCGGTGTTGAAGTAATATTAATTCTAGATACCTTAGAAGCTGATAATGTAGG